TACGGCATGCCACTACTTACGTCACAACAAATGGCTAACATGATGACCAATGGCGTGACCACCCAAAACCTGAACACACGGGCGCAATTGGCTACTCAAGCGTACAACAACGCTGACCCGGCTGTTAAGGCTGCTATTGAGAGTCGCTTTGGCCTTACCCCAGGGCAGGCCGCTACCTATATCCTTGACCCAACTCAGGGCCTTGAGCGTATCAAGGACCAAATGAGCAGCGCCACCATGCAGGTCCGTGGGGCCAGGGCTGGACTTGCTCAAGCCGATACGGACAAACTCGCAAACCTTGTGGACAACCCATTCTCAGGCGTAAGCCAGGAACAGGCTAACACTGCTATTGATAAGGCTAACCAGTTGTCCGACCTTCAACAGCAGTCGTATGGTATGCAAAACCAGACCACCGCTACAGGCGCAGAAGTCGTAGGAGCGCAGATTCCACAGTTCTCACCCGATTCCGTAGCCAACCAGCAAAAGGTGTCTCAAGCCATGCAGGAGCGTGAACAGGCATCCAAGGCTGGGGGCCAAATGGTCACTGACCAGTCCGGTGTAAAGGGTGCTGGACAGGTTCAGTAACGCCCCCTAGATAGTAATCAATAACTTACAATAGTGTTATAACTAAACAAGGAATATATTATGGCTCGACAAACAAATAATCTTGGTGGACAGTACGGCGGGAGCGGCGCTGGTCCTGGCTACAGCGCAGGACGTGGCGGCAGTAGTGGCGGAAGCGGCAGATGGACAAGCCCCACTGGTTACAAAATTGCTCGTAAGGGTAGCGGCACTGCAATCCTTCAGGGCAAGCCCAAAACCCTCAACACGGGTAGTGGTGGCACTAAGCCCAAAGTAGCAGTAGATGTTAAGCCTAAGTCTAAGGCCGTAGTAGATGTTAAGCCTAAGTCTAAGGCTGTAGCGAACGTTAAACTTAAGTCTAAGGCAGCAGTGGAGGCTAAGCCCAAACCTAAGTCTGATGGTGGCACGATGTATTCCAAGCCTAAGAAGTAACGCCCCCGCAGACTGGAATAATAGTCTAATATATGTATAGGTGAGATGCTCTGGCCCTACCCGTTGGTAGGTGATGCTAGGGCCGCCAATCCACTTAGGGCCTGCACGCCCCGGAGTGCGTAGCAAGTGCAGCAAGTATCGGATTTAGGGACCTCCCCCGAATCTGCGTAAATACTCTTTGGAGCGACAGCATGGATGAATTTGAGAACGAGTACGAGCAAGACGACTCTCAGGTATTGAACCCCAATATCAGAAAGCAATTGCGAGAAGGCGAAAAGGCTATTAAAGAAGCCGCCGAAGCCCAGAAGCAACTCCTTCAACTGCAAAAGGAAATGGCCTTTACTAAGGCTGGTATCCCAGAAACAGGCGCAGGAGCATTACTTCGCAGGGCTTACGAAGGCGAACTTACAGCCGAAGCAATCCGCAAGCAAGCAGAAGAGTACCAAATCTTCGCTCAGCCCGCTCAAGCATCTACCTCTGATGAAGAGTTTGACAGTATGCGCCGTGTTGCAGGAGCAGCCACAGGAGCCGGTGGAACCCCACCAGTGAATGTAGAAGTTGCCTTCTCCACCGCACTTGCCAACGCTACGACAGAAGCAGAAACCATGGCTGTTGTGACCCAGTTTTATCGGGAAAATCCCGATATTGGGTTCTTTCCAAAGGGTGCATTTAACTAAGCCCCTAACTAAGAAAGCAAAAAACTATTATGGCAATAACCCAAGTATCAAGTCTGTCAGTATCACAGACCGCCTATGACCGCCTAGCGTACTTCGCTCTGCGTCCTGAACTCTACTTTGACCAGGTTGCAGACATTATGCCTACGGCACAGTCCATGCCAGGTGCCTCCGTGCAGTTCACGATTATCAGTGACCTTGCCGTAGCCTCTGGTACCATCAGCGAAACCTCAGACATCTCGCCTTCGACCATGAGCAACAGCACCGTTTCTGTTACTCTTGCCGAATACGGTAACGCTATCACCACCACCGCCAAGTTGCGTGGTACCTCGTTCATCGAAATTGACCCTGTTGTCGCCAACGTTATTGGTTACAACGCTGGTGTTTCTTTGGACACGGTTGCCCGTAACACGCTGCGTGACTTCAACCTCGCCAACGGTTCCGACTACTGGAACGGTCAGGGTACTGGTACCTGGGCCTACGCCTCAGGAGCATGGACCCAATCGCCAACGACCACGGCTTCGACCAACAACGCCACTGGTGCTGCGTTTGCTAAGCAGCGCACCTACCTGCGCTCGAACAACGTTGCTTCGTTCGGTGGATTCTACGCCGCCTACGTTCACCCAGACGTTGTGTTCGACATTCAGCAGGACACCGGAGCCTCCGGTTGGCGCTTGCCCCACGTTTACTCGCAGCCAGGTGAAATCTGGAGCGGTGAAATGGGTGCGTTCGAAGGCTTCCGATTCATTGAGACCCCCCGTGCCCCTACTTGGGCCGACACCGCTTCGACTGCTGGTGACGTTTACCAGTCAATCTGCATCGGTCGCCAGGGTCTTGCTAAGGCTCACTCAATCACGGATGGCAACGGCTCAGTGCCACACATCATCCCTGGTCCAATCACTGACTCACTCCGCCGCTTCGTACCGCTCGGTTGGTACTGGCTTGGTGGTTACAGTGGTTTCCGTGCTGCTGCGGTTCGTTCAGTAATCAGTAACTCTTCGATTACGCTCAACCAGCCTTCAATCAACAACTAGTCATTAAGTAAGGGATACGAGAATGTACGCTTGCGCCAACTGTAAGTCTAAGGATGTTCAGGCTGCGGTACACCAGTACCAGTGCCTTAACTGTGGACGTACAATGGACGTACAAGGCAATCTCGTATCCCTGCTTGACCAGTACGGACCCGACAACACGGAGGTAACTGATGGAGAATAACATTCCCACCGGCCTTGGACTTACCCGTGGCATGGAGGCTATGCAGGCTGTACCTGCTGGAACCTTCAACCGCCCCGCTAACTCTGCTGCCAACGATTCAAAGTATTCCAAGTTTGACCAGCAGCCCGACCCGTGTTACTGCGGATGTTGCGACATGAAGAGAAAGCCCTTCAACTAATGGACAAGGCAGCACACCTCGCTTCACAAGCCGAACTTGCTGGCAAGGCCAACATGAAGGATAACGCAACGCTTGTTGCGGCAAACACAAAGTTGAATGTCATGCGTGGCGTAGAAGCCAACACCGCTAAGTCTAAGGGTGCCCCTATGGGCGCTCCAATGGGCGTTACCAACATCCAGTATGTAAGCGACCGTGTTCCTATGGTTGACCCTTACGACACCTACGAAGATGAGATGAACTAATGGCGTTTCCCGGCAAAGAAAACCAGATGAAGGAAGATGCGGCAAAGCCCGTAGTTTCCAACCTCCGCTCCGACCAAGTTGACCGCCGCCGTGGTGGATACGAAATGGCAGACTTTGGCCCTACCTCACTTGCTGAGGAAAAGGAAAATGGTGGCTTCACCCCTCTAACTATGCCTGTTGGCATGGCAAAGCCAGGTCGCTCCGTCACCTCGTCTAGCCGTGGCTGGATGGACTACAAGGCCCTTGGCGACAAGGCCGAAGGTGGCTTCAAGTAATGAGGGTACAACTTGGCAATCCAAAGCCTATTAACGAAGATGGTCTTGGCGTAACTTACATTGACTTCCCAGACGAAGTTGGCGTAGCCGATTCCATTGACGTACAGGATGTAATTGCTCAAGTATTCCGTGGTCAGTTTAACCTGCCCGGTTCGGAAGCCCTCGTTATGATTATCGCTCCTAACGGCATCTGGAAGTCCCACTCACTCGCTGAATCCCCTTCATGGGTTTGGTCAGACAATGCAAAACTACAAGAACAACTCAGTGCTATCTACGGTTGCCCCGTAGGAGAGCCAACTACCCTAGAGGAAAACTAATGGCAATTACCCAGAACGGCGCAAAGAGCCTGATTAAATCACTCTTTGGCTACAACTTTGCTGTAACCGCACAGAGCGCAAATGCTGTCTTGCGTAGTCTTTGTTCAGTATCGGGTACAGCAGTCACGCTTGACACTGCCTCTACTTGGCAGGTTGGAAGCCAACTTGTTATTAACGTTGGTGGAACTAACTACGTTGGACAAACGACTAACAGTGGAAGCGCCAGCACTGGCCCCGTAAACGTTGATGTTTGGTACACCCAGGGAACGACTACGACTACTTCTTCGCTGTCTGCGACTAGTACGGCTACGGTTGCAATTATTGCCCAGCCTCTCCCGGCCTACTACTTGGGCCTCTCGTCTGCCACAATTACCAACTACGGTCAGACCACGGAAAGCACTTTCACGGAACTCACGGCTTCGGGCCTAGGCCGTGCTAAGGCTACTGTTGCGGTGACTTCGGTATCTACGCCTACAGGTTCGACTAACACCACATCAACCGTAACGTTGTCAAACACCTGGAACTACACCGGCTCTACGGCTGTAACCGTAAATGACATCGCCATCTACAATGCCCCTTACTACGCAGGGCGCACTTACGACACCATGCTGTTCTGTACGCAGGTTGCCTCGGCACCAACTGTAACGACCAGCGGCGACCAACTGGTAGTCACGGAAACTATCAGCCAGAGTTAGTAGAAGGGAAGTAGCCAAATGGCTATTGCCCTAGCGAATCAGTCTGCGGGTTTAATTGGCACTGCTGCTAATACCTGGACTTACACCACAGGCTTCACGCCAACGGTGGGGCGACAACTAGTTGTCTTTACGCTTACCCCCCAGGCTTCGGGTGCTAGCGCCTACTGCTGGGCCATGTCTGGCATCGTTGACAACTTCCGTTGCATCGGCACACGAACCGGAGTAACCGGCTCTTACAATCTCTCTGCTTGGATTGGTACTGTAACTAGTACCAGCACCTCTATTGGTATGTTCTTTGGCAGCACCGCCATCCACGGCATTATTGTTGCAGAGTTTTCTGGTTGGTCCAACCTTAGCCCTATTGCTAGCGTCACCAACACAACTACCTTCACTAACGGTACGCCCTTCTCTGGACTCGCTGCCCCTGGTGGGCGTGACCTGCCGGTTAGTGGTACCAACACTGCACAAATCCGTTCGGTTATCAGTTTCGACCCCAGCAGAGTTGCAAACCTTTCCCCCACGGCTACCGGCGCTGTCTCCGACATTTCTGTATCTGGTACCCCAGCAGCGACACTGACCAGCGCCCCAGGTGGCTCAACGTGGATTCAACTTCCCCTTGATGCTCGTGCTGCGACAGGTACATCAGTTACATCATTCCTGCCTAGTTGGGCTACGGCACCTTCGGGCGGTCAGCA